GAGCCGAGCCCGGCGGAGTACCTAAAGACTAGCCGGGACTGGGGTCCCATGCTGTGTTCGGGGTTCAAGTGATGACCGAGAAGATGTACCCGGCTGGTACTACCGATGGTACTATCCAGCGCCTTGAGGCGAAGATTAAGCGCCTGGAGCGCCGTGTGACGGAGCTTATGGAGGAAGTTACCTACGCCCGGAGCGCCGGGATAATGGAGGGCACACGCCGGTGCCATCGGAGATGAGCCACGAGGACAAAGGGTTTCACTCCGGCGGTGGGCACAAGCGGGGCGACAAGCATAGTGAGATATACGACGAGCCCATGCCGAAGAAGTGCAACCACCCTGAAACGTGGTCGGTCTACAACGTCCTGACGGACAGCAACGACGTGAAGTGCAAGAGCTGTGGCGAGCGGCTAGACAAATAAAAACCCCGGCCGCAAGAGCGCACCGGGGTCAATAACTAGGGGGTAGCCGTCGAAAACGTGCTGCCCCCTATTTCGTTGTCTTAGAAGTTTACAGTCGAACCCGCCATGAAGACAGTCATTTCTTCATCAAGCAAGGTGTACTGCCGGCCAGACGCATACACTGAGATAGGACCCCAGGACTGGACGATGCCACCACCATAGTAGTCGGCCTTATCCATACCCAAGTCGGTCAAATCCCACTCGCCGTACTCCACGAACACAGTCGTAGCGTTATTGTCGGCAACCATGTTCATACCTTTGCCTTCGTAGGCTCCGGTAAACCAGCCCTTCTCAAACCCTACTTTGACGGCGTAACCGTCCAGGGTAATGTCAGCGATGTCTACGTCAAGTGTGCCGTAGGTGCCGTTGACGAAAAGGCCGGATGGCTTGTGCTTGACAGAGGCCGAACCGGAGATGACCGTAGGCTCGTCCGCAATGGCAATGCCAAACGGAACACCCAAAATCGAATCATCTTCAATCCAGACACCTTGTCTGTAGCCGACGCCCGCGGCAACATCAAAGTCGCCGAGGGTTCCCCAGTACCGTGCTGCTGCGTCCCAAACATGACCTTTGGAATCACCCATGAGGTCAGTGTTTGCTGCGGCAACGGAACCTGACAACCACAGACCCTTCATAAGGGTAGGTGAGTCGTAGCGGACGACGTTCGCACGGGTGCCATCAAAGACCTCCGTAAGCTCGCCAATCCCAGGACCGGTAAGAGGACGAAGCGATAGCGGCTTGCTGGCGTACCAAGAGTTGGTACGGTCCATCGTAGAAATGCCGTCTGTCGCCTGGTGAGTCTTGCCGACGGTTAAGGAACCGAGGACACTTGACTCCAACGCTATACTGGCGCTTCGCAGGTATAGACCGTGCGTATCGCCCTCGAGATGTCCATACCCACCACCAAGCAGGTTGGCTTCATAGCCACCAAAACCCAGCCGGAAGTTAGCCTTCGCGGTCAAAGTTTTGTTGATTTTGTAAGCCCCGGACACGCCAAGGTACGAAGGTGCGGTACTCATCTCGCCGGCTGACCAATCGTCGACATCGGCACCATCGGCCTTTGTCCACACCAGCCCTTGAGACACGCGGCCACTGATAACGACGGAGGTTTTACCCTTCGACTTCACCGTGACAGCTTCAAGCTCCGCAATACGCTCCTCTAAGTCTGCACAGCAATTACCCCCTAAGTCAGAGGCGTTTGCCTTATCGGCCCAAAACAGGCCCCCCATCACCATAGCAGCGGCGACGAAGCCTGCAATAGTCCATTTATACTTCTTCATTCAAGGCTCCTTATGCCAAGTTGAATACGCTCCTACAAGGGGCCTTTGTCTCACGTTAACCATCGAATTGCAAGTGCAATAGTGCAACACGGTATGACTTTCTTTGCCCGTCAGCTAGGATATACAACTATGAGCTCGTGGGTGTTATTTTTTCCCATTGGCCTTTCCCGTTTTAAGCCCCGTCCTTGAACAATCCCAGGAAGCTCTGCCAGAATATCGTTATGACGGTTATCCCAAAGGCGACCGCGCCGGCAGCATAGTTGACTTTCTGTTCGACGCCTCGAATGCGAGTGTTTACCTTCTCGAAATTTCGGCGGTCGTCCTCAAAGTGTTTTTCGAGGAGCTTGTTTACGCGCTGCTGCTCTTTGAACATCGACCGCTGGTTGCCTACTATCTCGCCCAGCAATCTGTGAATCTCGTGGTCTTCGTCTGCCATCGGGGGGTCCTGTGGTGTTGAGCCAGTCCCCGAAGGGTAGCCGAGTGTGGCAGGCGTATAAGGGGGGTATAAGGGTGCCGGGTGTGCTCACATGGCTCTGTCTTCGCCTACCACCCCTATGTCTTTAGGTGACGTACGGTAGGTCCCGGCTGCCGGAACCCCCAGCCCTAGAGCGAGGGGGACATGGCATCTGAAAGGGGTCGGGGGCCACGGAGAGTTGCCCGAACGACGTCGAGTACAGGTCCGTGGTGCGCCCCCCCTAACCACGCCGCCACCCAGAGAGCTACTCCGGTAGAGGGCGCGGGTTCTTAAACGTCGTTCTGACCCTTGTAGGGCCGGCACCCGAAGATGCGAACCTTGTACCCAGGGTGCGTGCGCATCCACTCGACGGTGAACTTCGCAGCGTTCTGCATACAAGCGTGCGGTGTTATCTTGCTGGGGTCCTCGTGATAGGTACGCGTAATGGACCGGCAAGACTTTCTAGTTTCTTTGTTGGTCATTAGGTCGTGGGGGTCAATGTCCAGCGTTGTACCCACTAGGCACATCGTTGCGACTACCTCTATCATCGAGTATATACCCACAGCATTCGGCTCCTTTGTTAAGCCTCAGACGCAGCGCACAGGGTTAAGTTTTATTTCAGCGGCACTTTACCGCAAATCGAATCGTACGCGGCGTTGTGCATAATGACCTGCCGCTGAGTGTTTACTGTGTCCTTTACGCTCGCGCGTATCGGCTCAAAGCTGTTACAACTGGTGTCCGTGATAATACTGGTTGCAGCACACCCGCTAGTCGCGATAGTACCTATCACGCAACTGGCTATCAGGAATACTGTGGACCTTACGCCGCGCCGCCTTTGACTTGAGTACATTCTTCTTACCTGCCTCCACTATTTTGGCGCGCTCTTTATCAGCGCCCCTACCCTCGTAGTATATTTTGATGGCAAGCCACGTCCCGCCAATGGCGAGGGCTCCCAACAAAACACGCCCGAGTGTACCAGCAAGAAACTTGGTAATCAAGCCTATCATTTCCGAAATCTCCTATATAGTGCAGGAATACCATACACGGTCGCGCCCCATACGACTCCTGCCAGGAGAAAGAACTCCCAGTTGTTGATAAAAGATGAGCCGAAGTCCTGAATGCCCTTGGCTACCTGTGACCAGAGCGAGAGGTCTTCGACCGTGCCGACCGGCGCGGCAGGGATTGAAGTCTTAGCTGCTGCACCGACCGCGCTTGCTCCACCCGCAGCAAGGCCACCCGCAACCTTTGGGTTGACGCGTGTCTTCTCCGTGTCGGCCCGGCCCTGCTCCGCGGACTGTTTATTGCCGTCGACCATGGGTTCAGGTACGCTATCAAGCGGCGCGTCGTCCGCGCCGGCGCGCTCCACAGCCGCGCGACGAATGCCCTTAATCCTGTTCTCCCAGCCGCGGCCGAAGCGCCAATAATTATCCAACCCCCGGACGAAGGTAAGGCGGGCGTCGCATACCTGCTTGGTCTTTTCCTCGACATCGGCCGCCTCTATAGCACCCAGGGTTATAGGCCCCATCTCCCCGTCAGCCCTCACGCCGAGGGCAGACTGGAGAAACCTTATGGCCCTACTGGGGCCACTGTTGACACCAAAGTCGAATACTGCGAGGTCGAGTCCATCGGGCAACTGCTCACCCCAGACCGGCTTCCAGTAATACTTTGAGTAAATTTCCCTTAGCTCTTTGTCCGCAATCTTGCGAACCGACTGGTGCGGTAGGCCCTTGCTCTTGCGGTATGCGCGGTAGCGCGCAGTAGTAACACCGCGCATAGTAGCGCCGCCACTATCGTGAGGGTCATTGGAATACAATCCTTCCCATCTTAGCGTCTCCTTGAGGACCTCGTTGAATTTGCTCGACGTGACCTGGACCGGGCCGACAGCGGGGGCAACCGTGGGGACAGGGGAGGGTAGCGTGGGGATGGAAGGCTTTGGCCGGTCCACAGTCGGGAGGCTCTCGCTCTGCTCGCGTAGCTCCGGCCACCTAATGGCTGTGACCTTCTTGATAGGAATGTTAATAACGGAAACTTCATCGCTCTGGTTTCCTCCTATCACCTTGTACGACTTCGCACCGGGGCGCGGGTCCGTCAGCATTATACCGACGTGCCTACGCCAATCCTTACGACCGAGGCGAGTATAAGTAGAAATGACAATGGCCCCTTTTTTGGCTGCGGAGGACCTGCCATACTTCTCGTAGCTCGCCCCGGTCAAGTTCAGATGAAGGGGCTCGCTGGTCGGGTAGCCGGCTTCTCGCAACCAAGTGCCGGTGGCCGCAGCGCACCAAGAGACTTCATCTGAAGTAACTTCGGGGTGTCCGACCGTGAAAAACATCTGCTTTATGCGAGACGCCGCGGCCGGGCCTGGAATTTCGTGTAGGGTTAAGTCGCTCTTGGCTCGCTCGAGCCAGGGGGCCTCCGTTGCCATGCTTCTTTAGTCCTCGTTGAGGTCGGTCCCCGTAGGAGCCCACCAATAATCGGTTCCAAATCCAGTCTTCTGTGCCTTAGCCCATCGCTTCCATGACTTCTGGTACTTCTCGTCGCCGGCGAGGGCGCGGGTCATGTTGTCGACGACGGCGCGCTCCCAAAGCAACTGCGTCGCCCAGATGTTACTGCCGGGGACGGCGCGCATGGCCTCCTTGGTAAGCTTGGAGAAGTCCCCGCGCACCGCCTTGCCAGCGCCGCGGAGTAGGCCGCTTGTTCTTGAGGCGGTAGGCCCCATAAGTGAAGTGAAGGGGTCGGTGCCAAACCTGTCTTCGACAAAGCCTGTGTTCACGAGGTCGCCTATAATGCCAAGCCCGCCGCCCTGGAGCATCGAGGCCCACAAGAGGCTCTGGTCCCACTCGCGAGGGGTCTTGCCCTTCTTCATCTCCTTCATTTGAATAACCATGTAGCCCAGCATGGTCAGGCCAGTCAGGGTGTAGGCCGCGTACCCGACGGCCGCGCCCGTGCCGTGCTCGTAGGCGCGACGGGCGGTGCGCTCAATCTGCATCATGGAAACGGTCAAGCCGAAACTTCTAAACAACCAGAAGTGTCGCAGCGCCTCGCCGGGCATCGTGCCGGCTGACGTGCCAAGCGACATAACCGCGCGTGCCTTTGTGGTGGCCTCGGGGACTGCAAACTTTCTCTCGCGCAACATCATCGTGTGCAGTCTCGACGCCAGGTCCTCATCGAAGACGCGGACCTCTTCGGCGCGCAGGAAGTCGGCCGCGCCCTGGGTCACACGCTTGGCCTTCTTGAGACTGTTGAAGTCCTGCTTTGTAATGTTGTGGCGTCGGAACATAGACTTTGTGTACGGGTCCACCTTGTCCCAGTTGAGCCGCATCTGCTCTGCCATGAAGCCTTGGAACTCGTAGACGTATGCGTGCTTCGCGACCTGAGTTATGCCGGTGAGGCCACTTATCCCCAACACGCGCTCGGCGACAAAGCCGGAGCGAAGGTTGGTGTTTATGCTCGCGCCGTTGCGGGCCTCGATGTGCGCGAGGCGTATGGCTGCGTCGAGTATCGCCCCGTTCCGAACCATCTGCCGGCGGTTCTTGGGGTCCAGCATCTTAACGAAATCACCAAAGTGTTTCATCACTCGCATTTTGTTGTGACGCCGGGCCGATAGCGAGAAGATGTGGTCGGTCGATGCCGTGAGCGCAGCACTGCCCAGGCTAGAGGCCGTGAGTATGTTGCGGATTGACCCCGACCACAGAGCTAGTTGTCGGTGGGCGTTGGGGTCATTCACACGCATAACGTCCTTGAACATGGCCTCGCTATGCTGCATAAGCATGGCCAGTCCGTCGCCGCGACCGCCGCGCTCGAGGTCGAACGGAACGTCCTCAAAGCGTGACAGGTTGCTGAATGTCTCGTCGAGCCTGTGCCACACCACGGTTTGCTGCTGGTCAGAGAGGCCCTTCTTTACCGACGCCTTAATCTCCGCCTCGAGAGTTTCAATCTCGTCCTGCAATACCTTCCGCTTGGCCGCTATGGCTTTGCCATATATAGCGTTGCCATTTTCGTCAAACGCTGCGAGCTTCCTGAAGGTCTTGTGCTTGTACTTGTCGGTCTTTTTTATCTCGCGCGTGGCGTCGAGCTTCTTCTGAAGGTCGAGGTATCTCTGGAACCTAACCGACTGGGTAGCCTCGGAGCCGGTGAGCATATCACCAACGCCCTTGAGCGTTACCATGTGCTCGTCGATTGAACGGGCGCGGAACTCAAGGTTGTTCTTTCCGAAGGCTCCGGTGGCATACTTGTCCTTAACCCAGGACTGGAGCCACTTATACATTCTGCCGGGGTTGGGACCAAGTGTTTCATACGCCGCGGTGTCGCGCGCCATGCTCTCCAGGTAGTGAGACATGGTACCGTAGGGGTCGTCGTTCCCAAAGTCCTTATTGTACTTCAGCCATTCCTCGGAGTTTTTGAAGTGCATGAAGCGCGGGTCCAGGCGCGGGTCCACCAGGTTAGATGTTCCCTCGAACGCGTCGCCGGCCTCGCGGCCTATAGCGCCCTGGGTGTTGATGTGGTCCCAGATAGCGCCGAGGTATTCCTCAAGCTCGGCGTCGTCCATGCGCCCCTGGTGTACGCTGTCCCAGCTAATCATAGCCTCGCGGTCAAGGCGGGCGGCGGTGTACTTAATCCAATTCTCGCGGCCGTGCTCTATAATCTTTGCGGAGTCGTGGGTCTGGGGGAGCCCCCATTTTTTCCACGTCAACTGCTTTACTTCGCCGCCGGCGTTGTTGAAGCGCACGCGCGCCTCCTCTGCGACCTCGGCAAACTCCTTAGCGAACGCTGTTGCAAGCTCGTTGTTGGAGGAGCCCGGCTTGAATAGCTCGTGTACGATGTCCTTTAGGGCCTGCTGTAGCTCCTCCTCGTTCCGTTTGAGGTCGCCCTTCCAGTAGCCCTTGCGGAAGTGGTGAAGCATTCCCTCGAGCTTCGCCTGGTATATACTAATCAGCTCATCCCTGCGATGAACAATATCCATGACCGAATAGCCGCCGTGGTGCTCCAAGACGACCTCGAGAATCTTGGCGGGGTCGGCCTGGCCGCGGTAGTTTCTTATGCCCTCGGCAAGCACCTGCAACTTCTGTTGTGTCAGGCCCGTCCTGAATGCGCGATTGATGTCTCGCTTTGAGGCGGCCTCGAGCTGCTCAATAACCATGGCGCGGGCCTGGAACTCACTTACCTTCCCGTTCTTGCTGGCCTTTGCGTAGCGTTTGCGGAGCCCGTCAGCCTGCTCGGTGTCAAAGATGCCGGCGTTCAGGGCACCCTTAATGCACTTCTCTAAGCCTTTGTTGCTCATTTCAGGTCACAAGCCTTTAACACTGCTATTTCTTTTTTCTTGTCGATTGCCTTCTGCAAGTCGTCGGCGGCCAGGGTCTTCTTGGAAGCGCGGAGGGCCTTCACGGTTTCGTTTAGCTTTGCCTGCTCTGCCAATTCCTGCTCGACCTCAGTTTCCTTGGGTGTCTTCTTAGGCTCGACCTCACCCGTGTCCTTGGGCTTGGCCTTGCCCTTAGCCTTCGGCTTGACCTTGACCGGAGGCTCGGGGACGCCGGCTGGGAACATCTCAGCGGTCAGGTCATCGTTGATGGAGTCTATGTTCTTGCCAACGTCGCTGTACTTGGGGTCCGGCATGGGATTGCCGTGCTTTGCGACAACACCCTGGACGCCCTCTGCGTCCAACGTATCCCCGATAAGTTTCTTCATCTCGCGCACGCCATCAGCCATAGACTTGCTGCCGCGCACGATGTCTGCCGAAATGTCAGTGAGTGAATCGGAGACTGGGCCGCGCACGCGCGCTGCCTTCGTCAATATCTCACGAACCTGGAGAGATTGCAGAGCCAACTTGGTATTTTCGCTCTGATTTAATTTGTTGCCGGCTCCCTCGATTGCGCTGACGTGCCTGGAGAGGGTTCCGAATAGCTTGCCGTCGGCGAGGACGGACTTCTCTAGCGCCCCCAGCAGCTTGCCTCGCGCTGCCCATATAGGTGTTGACACAGACCCCACGCCCAGCATGTCCATCTGGTCTTCAACGAAGTCAGGCAGGGCTGCCATCTCGTTTATCATGTGTCGCGCCTCGGTGGCGTCCGCGGGCTTGGCAGCGACGAGCTGTTCGAGCGCACCGACGTGTCGGTGCTGCTCCTTAGCCATGTACGCGCCGACGAGCGCGCCAATCTTTGGCTTAACACCGCCGCTTGCTACCATGTTGAATGCGTCGTCGTGCAGCTTGGCAAGGTCGATGGCCTGCCTCATCTTCTCTTCTGATAGGGGTATAGTGTCGTCCAGCATGGTCGGGTCTTCGCGCAGCACTCTGGCTGCGTCGACCGCCTCTGCGGACCCCTCTTGTAGGTTCTTCTTTGCTGCGATGGCGCGGACCTCTTCTGGGGTCCAGCCGTCGGCCTCCCTGTAAACGAACCCCGCGACGGGCGGAATGTCCTGCCCTTCAGCGGCCAGCCGCTTGGCAAGCTCTGTTCTCTGGTGGCCGTCGGCAGTCACGCGCGTGCCATCCAGCTTCTCAAACATGATGGGGCGGCCCGCCGCCTTCTGAGCCCACTTCTTAGTCTGGCCAAGCTTGCCGTTGGAGCCCGCGGCGTCGGTGCCCGACTTGAACTGGTATGTCTCGGCGTCTGTCTCGGCGTCCTGAAGCTTTAGCTCAACGGAGTGAACGTCCTTGCCCTCCTCCTTGAACACCCGGCCGATGGGATTGTGTACGCCCTCGAGCGTGTCTGACTTGTTGAGGCTCCCGGCCTTCGCCTTGGGGGGCGCTAACTCCATCTCCGGCGGGCGAGGCTCTCGCGGGTCAGCGACGCGAGCGTGCGCGCCGGCTATGGTCCTGTCCACACTTCCGGGGTCTAGGCCGAGGTCTTCGGTCGCCTCGCGGACGGTCTTCTCTGTGTCGAGCTGCTCTTTGACGCGCTGTCCGAGGGCATCGAGGCCCTCGTCCTTCTCACCACCCAGAGCCTTTATGGTGGCGTCAACGTCGGCGGAGGTCAAGTCACTGCCGTTCTCGGAGAGCATAACCTTCTTTAGGGCGGCATTGTTAATCTTGGGGACGGCAACCTGAAGCTTGCCCTCGGGGGTATTGACCTCCATTATTTCTGAGCGTTCTTTGTTGGCGTACCCGTACACCATGCCCTTTTCATTGGTGAGGGGTACCTTGCCCAGGTACTTCTGCACACCGCGCGTGACACCACGAACACCCAGGTCCAGACCACCGGTGAGGGCGACCGCGCCGCCGACACGTAGGCCAGCCTCGGCCGTGCTCATCTCTCCCCACGCTGGGTCTATGGAAGCGTTGCCCAGCGCAGACTCTTTTCTCCACTGCATGACTGCCGGCATCTGCGCAATCTCGTACCCGCCGTTGAGAGCCGCGAGCTTCGCAGCATTCTTGAGGAGGCCAACGCCCACGCCGGCGTAGTTGCCCACGCCCATTGTTCCGATTGTGAACGCGGCTGTGTAGGGGTCAGCGAGGAAGCCCCCGACCTGCCCGCCCAACTGAATCTTGCCTCGGTGGCGAGGGTCAGCCGTCTCATACGCGTGCTCGGCGTCGAGCTGTGTCTGCCTTCGAACGCCGGCCGCCTTATCCTTCATGCTCCTCATTATCTCGGCGCGGCGGTGAGGGTATTGCTCGGCAAGCGCCTCGCGCTGCTCGTCGTACTCGCCCTCCGGGTAAGCGGTCTTCCACTTGTTGTGGTCCTTGCGGGGGTTGTACCACGCGCGTCCGCTAAGACTCTCGAGGAACTTGTTGTGCTCGTCAAAGGCATCAACGTCGGAGAGAACGCCGGCGGCGGGGCCGGAATTGTATAGCTCGGCGATGGCGGTCGCGCTAAAAAGCTCGCCGTTCGTTGAGCCGTAGCCGCTAAACATCTGCTCGCCCGGCTGTAGTAGGTCAGACTGGTCGAACAGTGGCATTATTTACTACTCCCGCCGGGGACCGGTCCTATGGTGTAGCCGAACCCGGCTACCTCCCTGAAGTTGCCAGTGACGTATTGCATGAACGGACTTCCGTTCGTTGCGTCGACCTTAAACTTCTTGTCCGGGCCGGAGGCCACGAACTTTCCGTCTATCGTAATGAAGTAGGCGTCCACAGCGGCATGATGGTATTCGGCGCGCCTCCACTGGTGGTCGGTTATCTCCTTGCGCTTGCCGTCCTCATAGAAGTGAGGACGGATTGCGATTTTCTCGCCGGCGGCGTTGTCGAACTGTGCGATGTCCTCCCACTGGTCGAGGCTAATGCCCCCGTCCGTGACAAAGGCAAACAAATCCGTACGAGCCCACCCTGGTACGGGTATGCGGCGCTGCTCCTCGTCGCCGCCGAAGACAAACCCAAGCGCGTCAGTCGCGAGCCGGCCGGCCATAAAGGGTGCTTGGAAGTTGCGCGTAACCTTGGAGGGTCCGAGGCCGCCGTATGACCCGTCCTTCTCGTCGCGCTGCCCATACATCTTACTGACCACGCCCCGTATCGCGCCCTCATCTATGGTCACGCCGCGCAGAGCCATGCCCTCGAGGACATTATCAACGTAGAGCCTGACCCCAGCGGCCTCTATGTGAGACAGGTTGAGGTCGAAAATCTCATCGCCAACGATAGCATGATCCTTCACGCGCCCCTTTTTGTCTGGCGCGTAGGACCTATCAGTATTCCTGCCCTTGGCCTTCTTCTTTGAGCTGGCACCAGCAGCGAAGTCATTGGTCGTGGCTTCGTCTACGCCATAGCGTTGCGCGTTTGCCATCGCATAGACCGCTAACGCTTCGGGCGACTTGGTTATACTGACAAGCTCTGCCATCATCTTCGGCGCGTGCTTCCCGCCCCTGGCGAGAATGGCCTCAATCGTCCTCATGTTTCCACGCGCACCCTCTGAGACAATGTAGGCCGCTTCCTGGGCGTCCCAGTACCTTACGGGCTCGCCGGAACCATTTGAAAGGGAGATTGAGTCCTGTATTCTTTGCTCCACGGACGCTTCGGGCTCCTTAAAGTTAAAGGCCCCTATCACCCCAGGGTTCACAGTCTTGGAAAAGCCTATGGGGTCGTTAACTTGCCGTTCACCCCACGTCTTGGACATGCTGGCCAGCTCTGCAAAGTAGGTTATGTCTCTTTCAGTGAGGCCGCCGGGCTTTCTCTTCGCCTTGTCCATCTCTCGCTGCACTATAGCAAGGCGCTCGTTGGGACCGGCGTCACGCATTTTGACGCCATCATACTCCATGATGTTGAAGTCCAGCGCGGCGCGGGTCTTGTACCCTAGCTGCCTCTTGCCCAGGTCCTTGCTACTCTCGAGGTGGGTTATGGCAGGACCCGCCAGGCCGTCCTTGGGTAGAATACCCAGGTTAAGGTTGGTGTGCGCGTTGGTGGCGTCAAGCGCCGCCTTGGCGTCAGTCTTATCCTTGCGGTCCTTCGCCAGCTTCAAGAGCTTCTTTCTATCAGTGCTCGTGAGATTCTCGAAAAACTTAGGCTCACCACTACGCTCCGTGGTCTTAGACTCGAGAATTTTCTCGGCCTCCTCCCACCCGAGGCCCTCAAGGTAGGCGTCCGCGCCGGCGATGTAGACAGACGCCCGCGCGCCCTTGCGCTCGACCTCGATAAGATTCTTGTTGGTGTCTATCTGTGCAATCTTGCCCTCGACTAGCGACTGGTGGTTAGCGCCGGGGACCAGCATACGCTCGCGCCAAAGGCCAGTAAGCGCGTCCATGCGGGTCCGGTTATCCATGTCGCGGCGTCGCACACGGGTACGCTCGTCAATCTCCTTCTCCCTGAGACGACGCAGCTCGCGGATTGTCTTGTCGATGGAACGCTTTTGCTTATCACCAATGACGGTGCTGTTGAGGTAGCCGGGGCGGTCGCCGATAACACCGTCCTCTACCTCCTCTCCCTCGTTCCCGAGGAATAAGGGCTTCCAGTAGTCGTCGAACGCAGCAAGGTCTTTTTCCTTGAAGTCCGCCGCTCCTACCTCGTCGTCTGTGTAGTTGTCCATAGAATCCGTGGACTGCTTACCGTAGGCAGCAACGTCGTCCTTAAAGCCCTCGAACAGGGCGTGGACCTCTGCGGCGCTGCCGGAGCCGCCGCCGCCTCCGCCTCCGCCGCGGCCCTTGCGCTTGCCCTTCTCCTCGGCCGCCCTCATACGGGCTCCGAACTTATTGAGCCCGCCGGCTACGTTGTCAGCAGCTATCTGCCAGGCGCGGCCTGTCCGTTCCTGCATCTCAGCGACGCGGCCTACCGAGGCGACACTGTACCCGGAGATGTCGATGCGACGGCCTATCCCTGTGGACCTGCCGAGGTCAAACTCTGTTGGCATCTTTGGCATCTAGGTTTCCTTAGCCTGCGTTGTATAGGTAAGGGCCTGAGCCCGCTCTGGCAGTGGTCGCGCCCCACCCTGTCGTGGTTGCGGTGCTCGAGGAGAAGCCTGGGTTAAAGCTCCCTAGCCCCTTTCCTACTCCACCCACGAGAGAGGCCATGGCCTGCGACCGTGAGCTGGAGAGTGCCGCCGTGGCTTCGTAGCGGGAGAGCCCCGCCTCAAATCGTTTTGTGTCCGCCGCCAGGTGGCCGGACTGCCCCTGCATTTTGGCGTTGGCGCTCTTGTCTAGCTCTGCGAACGTGCCCCATCGTTCCAGCTCGCGGATAGCAATGGAGCTGGAGTGGTCCTCGGCGCTGAAGCCCCCGGCCGCGCTCACGGTCCTGGCGCGTGAGATGGCCGCTATCTTACGACGCTTCTCAAAGTCCGCCTCGCGCCGCCCCTTCGCCTGCTCCCATCGGGCTCGAGCGTCAAGCTGGTCGCCCTGGAAATCGAGCTGCTTCGCCTGCATTCTGGCCTGCTGCGCCGCGGTCTTGCCGGCGGCGATGGTGCCCATAGCCGACATGGCAGAGCCGGCAAGGGTAGTGACCAGGGAGACAGCGGCCATGGCCGTCTGCATACCCGCGGTCATGCCCGCGCCTGCCAGGGCTACTTCTATGCCTGTCATTCTTTAGCTCTCCAACGGAAAAGATATAGTGAACGGGGGTCCAGGTGGAAGCCGAGGCGTTGTAGCCACGCGCTTGCGCCGGGGTGTGTTGAGTCTAGCTCTGCGTATAGGTATCGAATGCCCGACTTCTTCGCGTGCTGTAGAGCGCGCATACCGAGGTAGGCAATCTCCCACTTGTAAATCAAGGCCCTCTTTCTGAGGTCGACGAACGCGTGCCATCGGCCGGCGAGTCTGTAGTAGCCGCCAATGCCTATGACCTTGCCATCGAGCTTGCCGCACCAGGCGACCATGCTCGGCATGTTATCTGCACGCTTACCAAGGTAACTTTCCACGTCGTCCATCGTGGCCCGCCCCGTGACCACTTTCTTCTTCGGGCGTTTACGCTTTGTCATTTGTCCCAATTGTCGGTACCAGTGCTAAGACTGTCGCCGGGCGGGGGGCTATAGCCCTCAAGAATATGCGGCTGTCCTCATCCCACAAGCCTGGGAAGGGAATAGCGTGCTTGTCATACGATACGATAATTGCGTCTTGGTCTATCACCGCGTCGTTGTCGAGGACGCGCGGTAGTGGGTCGAGTAGACCAGTGTCGTTTCCGAAGAGAAGGGCGTTGTTGTGCGTCTTGACTAGCACGAACGCCATCTTATCGGTACGCTTCATCTGGGAGAGTGCGGTGCCCGCCTCGGCACCGTACGCCAGTTTTGTGGACTTCCAGTCGGCTGTGTAAGGGAGGCCCACCACTGCATGGTGGACGCCCTCGGTAAGGCCCGTTAGTATGACGGTCCCCGTGTCTTGTGTCCCGGTGTCGAGGTCGACATCGAGGAGCCCCTGGACGCCTTCGCTGTCAGGTGACAGGTCAATGTGTGGAGTGCTCCCAGAGTCTAGGGAACCCCAACCAACCACGGTTTGTCCAGCCAAGTGGGCCGCAATAGCATTGAGCGTAGATGTTCTCCCAGTGTCCGTGTAAGAGGTAGCGCAATCCATGAGCCAGTGGAGGCCCGTGTCGCCGAGGCATTCTGATTCCTTAGCCCATTTTTCAAGGAAGCGTTTAGTCGTGCCATTGATTGTCCTCTTTATTTGGTAGTAGACAGCATCTTCGTTGGCACCCGGAAGAATCATTGCACGCTCTACCTTGCTGTTCGTCCCGGTGTCAGTCGACCAAGTAGACCAGGCTAGAACTTCCTCCTCTGGTTCATAGGTTAGAATTGCAACCGTCCCGTCGCCGAGTACAAAGTGAATACGCGTGTCAGGCTGACGCTGTATGGCGAGCGAGACAACACCCTCCTGCATAAGGTCGGGGACCAGGAACGTCATCTCACTGTTCTTGTAGTCGCCTAGAGCGTCTCCCTCAAGTCCGAATCCAATAAGGAAAACACGCTGGCCACTGCGTTGAACAAAGATTGCGTTAGTATCCATCTTGAGAGCACGCAAGTTACTGGAGCCCTGAGTGCTGAAGGTACGTGCATTGCTGTTCTCCGGTGTTACCGGCTCGTCGAGAGACGAGGAGCGGAGCGCAATTTCCGCGCCCGAGGTTCCGATGATAAGACGCAGAAGCGATACAAGATAAAAGATATTGTCGACAGGACCGCTACCGAGAGTACGAATAATAGGAGCTGAATCGCCAGTAACGGAGTCGCTGTAACTTTCGAAGTCATCCGACACTGAGCCAAAAATAGAACCGCCTTGTGCATGATATATACGTCCGCCGTGTAGTGCCACCGATGTGGGGTAGCCAAGTCTGTCGGACCAGTAGCCTTCCTCCCACTGGTCGGTGGGGCTCCCCGTGTCGGAGAACCGTGTGAGGACCTCAACATCAACACTGGTTGACGAGTTGAAGGTTAGAATGCGGGCGATGCCCGTGGTGCTGCCACCATCATAAGCCACGTTAACGACCGCGACGCCAGAGGTCCAAGCCTCCACGCGGGCGCGGTACCACACCTTAATGTTGTCCTCGGTGTCGTCCACGTTAAGGGTGAAGGTGCCGGTGTCGGCTGTTTCTGAACCACCCACCAGATTCTTCGTGAGCTGCTTAAACCCAATGTCCGGCCCATCGAACGAACGCTCGATATGAATTGTCCCAATATACGTGCCGGTTATGGCAAAGGTAATGCGGCGCTCATTCTCTGCCGCGCCGTGGCCGGTGTCACCAATGCCCGTGACCTCGATGGACTCTGTAGCTGCGTCCTTCGCTCCGAGGTTGAACACGCCGGACTGACCGTTCTGGAATATGCGAATAAGCGCACCAACGCGGTCGGTCGTAAAGAACGGAACGTCGCTGGCGATAGACGTGTTGCCGTTATAGCCGGCGGGGACAAGCTTGGCCGCCGACGAGGCGGTTAGGCGGATAGGCCCTAGCGGTTGGTATTCAACAACCGACCACGAGCGGCCGGTGCCGCGGCGCTCCAGCTTCTTCGGTGCCACGCTCTGGCAGTCGACGTACACAACGTCGGCCGACTGGTCGGTGCGTACATTGTCCAGGTCGTCAGCGGTCCACGGAGTTGTTAGCTCAAGCGTGCCGCTGTCGCCTATGCGTAGCTCCGAGACAATTTTGTTTGCCAGCGAGTCGGACTGAAGGGTTATGTGGAAGTTGCCGGTGGGGGTGAACGCAAGGTTGTGGTAGCCGGTACCCAGGTCTGACTCCGAAACATAATCCTCCGCACCGTCCGAGGAGCCCACCCGGATTGTCACGGGTCCGCGCTCGACCACGACATAAAGGCCGTGCTCCACGCCAAGGTCGCCCGTGTCTACGAGTACCCTCTTCTTGCCAATGGCAATGCCGCCGATGGAGAGGGCGTTGAGAACGCGCTTGCCACCCTCGACGTTAAACTGCGTGGTGGTGGCTGTCGTGAATAGCTCTAGCTCGTTGACGAGCGTTCTGTGGTCCGTAGACGGGGTGCTAACGCCGGTGTCAATCTGCGTAATGTGCCAGCGCCAGAAGCGCGAGGCTTCAATCGTGCCCGTGTCAACGCCGAAGAGGTCGTAGGTGCGCGTCTCCAGGGACGACCACCCGCCGGTGTCTATAATCTCATGCTCCAACGCCCATTTGCCGGTGTCGGTGGCGTAGGTCCCGGTGTCGTAGTTGCCGCGGAGAAATCGCCAAGAGCGGGGGTTGTTCTCAAGCGCGCCCGCTCTATTGTTCGACCGCATGGAGTAGCCCGTAACGGACTGGAAGTTGCCAGTGTCCGCGCCGGTGTCCACGTCTATCTGTATCCATGAGGGGAGATGGGCCGTGCCGCCGTCAGAGTTACCGGTGTCCGCCCAGCGGTTGCCGGTGTCGTCGCCGAACGCGCGCCACGCGCTGCCGGCGTCCGAAGTGTCCTCGCTTGAGGCCGTGACAGCAAAACGCTGTACGCCTACGCCCCCCTCGGCATTACCCAAGTCCGGCACAATATCGGTAGCCTGCCCGGAGGCAATGGTGCCGCCGGTCGAGGCGTTCGACCAACCGGTGTCGCTCACACTGACGGTCGTAGCGACATTGGGCCTCTCTAGTAGGGAGAGGTTGTGACCGTCCGTGCCCAACCACAAGCGAACAATACCACCGTCGGTGCCGGTGTCATTCGACAACTCAATGAGCGCAACGTCGTCTGTCGCAGCAATGAACTCAATCCACGCCGCGCCGGTGTCGTTGTGCGTCTGGCCCTTGTGCTGAGTCCCAGGGCGGATTGTCATGTTGCCCTGGGTCTTGGGGAGCCAGTTGTTCATTACGGCCGCACTCAGCCGTGTTCTATCCAGGTCGACGCGCGCAAGCGCCTTCTCTGAAATCAGACCACGGTTAAAGGCGACGAAAGGCGTATTGCCTCGGCCCATGTGGGTTTATCCTGTCAGGTTATTGCGGGAGCCTCGGTCGCGCGTGGAGCCGGTACGGCCCTGGCGCGCGGAGGTCCAAGAGGAAGGCGCAGCGAACTTCGGCTGTACTTCATCCATAGCGTCGACGTTCTTAGCTCTCAGCCGTGACTTGTTCCGGTCCTCTTTCAAGTCCTTCAGAAGCTCTCGGGATTGTGTCACCTTGTAGCAAACTCGCACGGCAAGCTCCAGCTCAACGTATCGGGTAAAGAGCTGTGGCCAGCGCGTCAGGTCCAGACCGAGGCCGGTGTCGTTCGAGACGTACCTGATATAGAGGGGACTGTAGTCAGCACTCCAGAAGTTGGAGTCGTCCAGGTAATTCAATTCGGGGAACGCGAAATACTCGTCCTGACTGACGCCCCATGTGCGGAGCCAATCACTCGGCTTCGCAAAGACTTCTGAGAAACCAAAGCCCGGCGTCACTCCCGTGTCCGCCGTGGCCTTGATTGTTTCCATGGCAAAATTCCAGCTTCCACTTGCCAGGCACTCCTCGACCACGCCGTCGTAAACGCGCACGAGGTTACGGGCCGCCGTGTTTGTTTCGCCGGTGTCGCCGACTGGTGAATGCCCCAGCTCAATCAGAGCGTTGTTGAAAAGTGCAAGCTTCGTCGCCATGTTATCTGTCCCACTTCTCCAACCAATCCTTTACGGACTGGAGGCGTCTAATGTCCTTTGCCGCGGCCACTACATGACCGTCAGCAATGCGAAGAATGTCGTACCCTCTGTGGGTATCGTTCCATATCCACCTGAAGTTTTCGCTCGTCACGTCGTCAGCCTGCACGCCGAGAGCCTTAAAGAGAAGCTGCTCAGTGTGTATGCCGGTCATCGAAATCTCGGTGACGTAAAGCTCTGCGTAGAACTGGTGGTCCTTGGTGCGAACCATGATAATGGAGCCTGTAAAGTCGCCGTGTCTTTTCAATAGGTCGACTACGGGAGTCCAGTATATCGGGGTACACACATGCTCGTAGGTGTGCTCCGGTGGGAGCCAGTATTCAATCTGCGCGGCCTTGTGGCCCGCGGGGTCCAAGCCTACGTGCGAGAGCTTGGCCTGGAAGGTCTGCTTCCTATTCAGTCTCATGTCGACCGGCGGCCTTGCTTTAGCTGCGGTCGGTGCCGGTGCTGGTGCAGCACCCGCTTTAATTGGGTTCCTCGTTGGCTTAACCACCTTGGGCTCTGCCGGAATTACACCCGCCTCTTCTCTCATCTTCGTCTCCATAAAAGAAAAGGAGGAGGGCACTATGCCCTCCCCCAATCAGTCCTTCAGACTTACCTATTACCCGGAATATCTGGGCCGGTATCAAGGGAGATAGTTCCCGTGGTCCCACCAGTATCCTGTACGGTAATGAAGTGGCCGTGATAGACCGTTGCGTTTGTAGAGTCGATGACAACAATGCTGTCATTAACCTTACAACCATACTGCTTTGCGTCAGCAAAGTAGCCTACACCTTCGTAGACACTTTGGGCTTCGCCCCCAGTGTCAGTGTAGGACCAGCACCTATAACCAACAATAGGTTGGCCAAGGAGACTAAGTTTTTTATTGTCGTAACCCATGAGGGAATCTCCTTCCTTAGATGGCTGAAGCATCATGCAAAAATTGCACAATACCTGTCTGCTGAAGCATCACCGCACCCGTGAATGACGAGCAACGAGCGTAGGAATAGTCCTGCTCATCGTCGTATCCAATCGCGGTATTCAGACCTTCACCTGAATCAAAAGCGGAGCCAAGAGCGTCGCGATGGAAGAAATAACATTTCTCGCTCGCAGTGCCCACACCACTAAGATTTGGATGAAAAATCCAGTTGAACCCAGCCCAGCGCATGACGCGACGGGCAGGACCGTTCAAGAACTTCATGTCAACGTAGTCAACGGAGTTGAACTCGCTGATTTGCATGAGGTAGCCACGAACGGCGGGGGTAGCGACAGCCCACATTTTGTCAGCGTCCTCACAGGCGACTTCATTCTCGCCGAGAGTTGTCATAGCTTTCGCTGCGACTGACAGTGACATCACTGCTGCTGCACCAAGATTGTTAGACGCCGTGTCCATGACGTTTACAATGTCCTGGTCGATGCGACGGTTCAGCACCTTGCGGCACGTCTCCTGCATCAGTCGTCTTTGGTCGCCCTGCGACTGGAATATATTGAAGCGCGATTTGCGGACCAAATCATGCCATTCCACGAGGGTTGCTGTGTTCTGTGTAAGAGAGTCAGCACGCGCGGGAATCAAACCGTTGATTCCGCGAGTAACTGCGCTCGCTCCACCCGAACCGCCGACCAGGAATGTGGCTTGGTTGCCCTTGATTACTGCTTCATTAACAGTAGTTTGGCGCAACCAGCTCATACCTTCTTCAAATTCAGAAACCAGCTCTTGCCGGTATTGAATTTGTGGGGCGGACTCAGCCATGAGTCTACTCCTTTCGGTTTTCGGTTTGGTAGTACCGAGTACCGGGTTGCCCTAATGGGACGCGTTAGAGGGGCCATCTTAAAACACGATGACATTGACTCTGCGTCCATAGGTGCCGGAGTACGGTGGGTTAGGTGAAGTTACGCGAGCGCCGTTGCCGGGTTGACCCTTGTGAACTTCGGGGTATGAGGGAGCGCGTTAGCCGCGCGCCTTCATCTGTTCGCGGACTGCGAGTAGCTCCGCATAACGGGTTGCGTGAGTTTTGAAATACTCGCGTTTGTCCGTCCGCATAATTTTTTCAATCTCTGAAATCTCATCGTTGACCGACTTGGTTGTACCCATGCCGTCGGGGAGAGTCTGCCCTACTGGATTGATGTCTCCAGCCAGCGAAGCGAGCCAGCGCACAACATCAGGGTCGTTCCCAACAAGAGTACCATCACTAAGCCTGCCCCCAATGAGACGAGAATATAAAGACTCATCGTTAGAAATGTCTGTGCCGCCGGGCGCGGTCGCGAACAGGCTGGCAATACCAGCGGTACGCCTCTTGTAAGCTGGACCATATTCCTCTTTAAGCTCCGTCTCCGCGTCGTATTTCTGACGCTCGTCCATGTCGTCCTGGTCGGCCGCTGCGTTTTC